CGTGAGCTTGATACCAGCTCTGCTATCCAGTACTTCTACCGCGTGCGTGAAATGGAGGTGGAGTAAGGCTATGAAGCAAGCAATAGTGGCAGGGGCCATAACGGCCCTTGCCTTCCTCGTAATGCAACTTGGTTGGTATGTAGGCGGTGCAGTAGGAGGCTTACTGTGGTGCATCAGCCTATGTGGTACAATGCTTGGCATTGGTTGGTTGCTCGGTTTGGCACTTAACTATAAGGAGTGGTTCTAATGGAGCACGTTGAAATCTGGGGCAAAGGTGAAGCACACGTGCGCCTTGTACGTACCTACGTTAATCCTGGCAATTATGAGTTCTGCGTTCGCGCTGCAAGCCCAAACGCAGAATCGAAGTCAGCAGCCAAGGAGCTTAACGGAATGGCACAGTCTTTGCGCCGACTTGGCGTAACCGAACGCCATTTGATTGTAACGTTGGCGCATGTACTAGCCGATGCAAAGGGCTGGGGTTTGATTGATTACTAGTAGGTGATAGAAATGTGGTTGGAATTTTGGGCGTTTTGCCAAACCGTTGGCAAATTCATTTGGCGAATTTTCTGCATAGGGCTTTCACTGGTTGTGCTTTACGGCCTGTACCTATGGTACAAGGCAGGAATGCCCCTACCGTAAGCCAAGCATTCGAAGCATTTTTAAAAAACCCTCGCGAGCGGCGTTGTTCTCAAAACGAACAACGCCGTTGCCATATAATCGGCCAATCTGACGCGCAAACTTACCAGCTGATTCAACAAGGTACATATTCGGCCTATGGTCTTCCGTTGTGAGCGAGTATATCAATGCACCTTTTGGCGCTTTCCTGTTCACATAAAACAAGCCAGTTTGTAAATCGAACCAAACAGCGTATACGCTGTTCATGTACTTAAAGCCATAACGGTACTTCGCATTAGGCGTTTTCTTGGCAATGAACAAATCGTTGCTAGCAGCAAATTCGTTATCAATCATAACTTTTTCAAGCGCGGTGCCAGCGATTACGCGGCCTACCAGCGTTTCGCGTTCTGATTGCGCGAACGCCTGGTCTTTGATGTGATGCAGCAGCACCGTTTTATGGTTGTGCCAACTATAACCTGGCTTTGGCTCGTCAGTGATACCAAGCCACAGAAAAACGGGATTAACCAGGTCAACGGCGTTGCTTAGTAAATATAGCTGGCAATCCTCGCGTTTACGGCTAATCGTTTTCCAGAGCTTCATCAGCTTTTCGAAGTCTTGAGGTAAATAGCCAGGTGGTGTCTTAGTTTCGCGTATATACTCATCGAATATAAGGCGCTTTACTTTGGGGTATGCCGTTCCCTTGTACGTCTGTTGCTTCGATAGCGCAAAGAAATGGCAGCACACTTGCCATTCTGGCTTAGCCTTGCCTTTGGGCTTCTTGGCAATATACCCGCGCTCTTTATCGGTTTTAAATAAGTATCCTGGGAACTCGTTGTGCTCAATCAAATCATCAAACAGCGAGCCAGCAGCCTTTTTAAGCTCGGTATCATAGCGGCGAATCCAACCGAACTCTTTGCCAGAATCGATAAATTCCTTTACACCTTGATAGGTAAAACTATAGGTTTTGCCGACAGAATTACCACCAACGCAAATTGAAATTGGTGCATTGTAACTCAACGTCTTTTGCATATATTTCTGCAAATAAAATTCTGGTTCCATCACAAATAACGCCTAATCCACCACGTGCATTTTGCTGATAAATAAGTGCTCGGGTCGGTTTTCAACCATGGCCCCATAGGGTGAGATCCGCCGCCATGACCCATAATCTGATTGTTTCCCACGTACATTTCAACGTGTCCAACGCCAGATTCTGACCCAGAGCCGCCCCACGATATTAAAATCAAATCACCGAGTTGCATTTGGTCAAACGGCAATTGCTTTCCTTTGCCGTGTGTAATCAATGCGCCTTTGGTACTCATATCACCAGTCCAGGTACCAACGTTAATGCCAGTTACTTGCTTATAGGCGGCATAAATGGTACTAGAACAGTCCCCTACGCCGCTATTTACTGGGTCAAGCCTGCCCGCTCCCTGGCTGTACTTGAATTTGCCAGCCCATGACTTGTACAAGTCAACTACTTGCTGTGCAGCGGTGCTTCCCGTGTTATTGCCCTGGTCAACA